GGAGTTCTTGCATCGGATAGTCTTGAGTCTGTGGTAATAACAGCTGTTCCTGTGATTGCTGTTGGTGAAATTTCAGAAGCCGGAGCATAACTTCCTGATGCTTGTTTACCGTCTATTGCGGTCTGTAGTCCTGTGACATCTGCAATAGCATGGGTGTGAGTGGTGGGAGTTCTTGCATCGGATAGTCTTGAGTCTGTGGTAATAACAGCTGTTCCTGTGATTGCTGTTGGATTAATTCCTGTTGCTGGTGCATAACTTCCTGATGCTTGTTTACCGTCTATTGCGGTCTGAAGCCCAGAGACTGTGGAAGATAATGCTGCGACAGCACGAGAGGCAGTAAAATAAAGATTATTTTGGCCCTCAGTTACAGAATCAGTTGAACCTGGTGATGATGAGATCTCTACATAGACAGATCCACTCCAACGATAAGTCTTATTATTTTCCGTAGAAACATATATTTTACCAGTTTCTCCTACAGCTGGGAAATTCGCAGTAGTAGTAAACTCCAGCACGTCATCTACATAGCTTGGAAGTTGTGAGGATGGAATAGCACCACTTACTAGTGTTGCATATGTTCCAGTAGGTTGCTTACCATCTAAAGCTGTTTGTAAGCCTGTGACATCTGAGACCGCATGAGTGTGTGCAGTTGGTGCTCTATTATCAGTCAAGCGAGAGTCAGTACTTAATACTCTGGAAGATAAAGCTTCATCAAGACCAACTATATCTGCAGTACCTAGAACAAGCTCTGTGGTACCGAGAGGTTCCCAATTTTCAACAACAGAAGATGGAAGTTTAGTGAGTAAATATAAACCTCCTGTATTTGATTGAATCACTATATCCCCAACTACAGCATTATTAAGAGATAGCCGAGCATCCCGGTTTTGAACCTCGGCTATAACCTTATCTTTTATTAAAGATGGATCAAGCTTGCCTGAGCTATCAAGTAGCGGCAATTTAAATGCGTCAGAAGATCCACCGCTCTGAATTACTGAACCTCGTGCAGGTAATCTAGATAAAAAAGAGCTATCAGCCATATTGATTATTCTATTGTTTTAAAATGGGATAATCAATATGAAACTGAGATATTCACACTTAGCTACTCTAACAAATCAGCTATCTAATTTTTTAATAGTTCCAGCTGTGGAGTCAACGTCACTTACCTCACCGTCGGTATAGTAATTTATTTCTTTCTCAGTATAAAAACCAGGTTTAGGCTCTACTGGAGATTGAGGAATATCTTTAACTTCTGCTTCCTCTGAGGTGTCATAATCTGATGATTTGAAAACACTTCTAACAGAGTCATCATAAACTTTATCCACAAGTTTCATCTCACTAGACCCATGCTCACCCATGAATATGCCTTGTCTGGGTTTTTCTGAGGAATGCTCTACACAAGTCCAACGATCAGCTGGTACTCCAAGCATTATCAAAGCTTCTACTCTATCTTCAGGTATTTCCTTTCCGCTAACATTACAAAAGTGTTTGTTTTTTGACATAATTATTGCTGTGTTTGTTGTTTGCTGCTGCTTAACCCTGAGCTTCTAGCTTGGGAAGTCATTTGTTCTAACTGTGATTTTACGTTGGCATAGAGTTCTTGATCTGCTGCCTTGATCTCCTGAAGCTTAGCTCTGCGTTGTGCTCCATCTAATGGGAATAACTGCTCTGCTATATCCTGGGCTTGTGATAGAGCGTCTTGAGGTGTACCACCGCCACCCTGACCACCACCCTGCTGTTGGTTGAAGATACTAGCTTCTCCCTGTTGCTGGACCTGCTGCCTCTCCTGCTCTTCTTTCTGAATGTCCTTAGAAATACGATCCTCGTCATTCTTTTTACGAAGCTGGTCCTCATAATCAAAGTTATACAGTTTGAGAAGCTCAGAGCGAGCAATAGCATTAGCAGACACAAGCTGGCCAATAACTCCTTTACGCTCTATATCATCAGAGAACGTGATAGGAATAAGACTGATCTTTGCTTTGGGTAAAGATAAGATCTTACCTATCACATCACCAAGATGATCAAGAGTATGATTATAGTTGGTAGGAATAACACTCCATGAGTTCTCGAACAAGCGAAGAGCTGGTCCTGCTGCATCTACCCTGAGAGTCATCTGAAACAACTCAACTGGAATGTTTAGGGCATTCAAGATGTTGTTCCTGCAATTCTCCATCATCTCAACAGGCGCAAGGTTCTTACCCTCACCACCTAATTGTTGATAATTAATAGGAAATGGAAACTTATGATATGAACCTGGATCCTTGCGGTGCTCAGAAATCATCTCGTCAACACTAGCACTCCATACAGCCCCGTTCTGGTGGAGAATAGGATTAGCCGCAGAGTTACCCTCCGTGCTCATAGAGATAACCCTGAATGGAGCTATATCCTCGTAGCAAATGACTTCGTTATATTTCTTTAGAGTCTGAAGCATAAACAAGTCCTCAAATAGGAACATTGCTGGAGGAATAGCCTTACCATCTGTGCGAATAGTAGATGGAGTGTCTAGCTTTAGGTGCAAGAAATTCTTAGTGTTAAACGAGAGCATCTTTTTGTCGAAGATACAGTCGTAGATAACCTTAGGGGTTTTCTTACTATAGAACTTGTTGTTCTTGGTGGTTACCTTCTTGATGTACTGCTGGGGAATATCCCAGAAATACTCGTACTCACCTGTGGTGTCCTCATGGCGAATCTTAATCTCTTTAGCTGGCCAGTGAACTACATGGATCTTATCAACATCTGTACTAGGCCTATCAACAACCTGGTGTTCACCTTTGAAACCACACTTAAGACATACTTTGGTATACCTGCCCTTGTTGAACTCGAAGTTGCTAAGCTTATCAATATTGTCTACTCTGCCGCACTTAGGGCATGAAAGGTTTCTATTAAAACCCTGATTAACTGTGAGAAACTCGTTTCCATAGGCCAATAGATTAAGACCGGAAACAGCAAGTATCTGCCTCCAACGAAGCTGCTCAAAGACCTCCTGATACTTCTCTTTAGCTTCATGGTCATCACACTCAATACTTAGCGATGTGATGAAATAGTTAGCAATGCGGTTAAGAGCCTGCTTATAGAATCCATTACGGAATAAGAAATGCTCTGCCCAAAGTAACTGACCCTCGATATTGAGGGGCATGTATTGAAGAGGGATGTTGTAGAAAGGATTTGAATATCTATCCTTATTAGACATTCCTTGGCTAAAGAAATCTTGTGGTTGATTAGGGTCGCTCATGGTAGTGTGGGGTGTTAGACAGAATCCTCTGGTAGTTGTTCAATCTTTTTTGGAGAATTCAATTTATCTTTGTTTGCCTTGTCTGCGACTTGGTATCCAGCCTCATCATAAAACTCAGCTTTCTTGGTAGAGTCAAAATCGCTACTAGATTCTTTGGTTAACATTCCGTATTTATTCATTTTCTGTGCTGGCTTTAAAGAGAATCATAGCTCTTTTAACTCCGTCGGTCCAATCAAATATGACTCCTGGGTAGTATACATCCTGACCAACTCGTCCCCTATATAGCTTTAGCGTTTCACCTACCTTCGGCTCAAAAGCAACCTCATCGTCGCTAGAGAACAGCAGAAGTAGTGCTTGCTCGTGCTCTAGTATATTTTCAACCTTAGCCCTAATCTTACCAAAATCATTCTCAAATATGATAGTTTCAAGCTTAACAGGTTCAACCTCTTCTTCAACATCCTCAGCTACAAAAGTGGGCTGTGCTAGTTGAGTTATTGGATAATTGACACTCTCAAACTGAGGTTCTTGAGCTTTCTTCTTTCTACCTTTTCCTTTAGCTGGTTTACCTTCAGCGGGTCTAACTATCCGACCTCCCATATTCATGGCTGATTTCATTATATCTTTCTGGAGATCTGCTATCTGCTCCTCTGAGCCTGCTAATCCACCACCTGCACGAATCCTCTTACCCATTGAGTCATATACTGATTTTGATGGGTCGCTTGTGCCCACAACTAGATCGCCTATTTTTAGATTTGTTGGTTCATTCATAAATGTTATTCTTGTTCGAGCTGAGACTTTAAGCTACCATTGGTCATTGTCAAATTAAAATTACGCTATGGTAAAATTAACTTTAAATCGTAGAACTACTCAGTGGAAACCGGATATCACATCCTACTCCATGATACTAGATATACTAGCTGCGGAGAATGCTCCTAAAGAAGTATTCATAATGAAGCGCACTAAAAATTTTGTTAGCGATCAGTTCGATGATGTTTTTGCAGCTGTGGCAACTCCTGTGCAATTAGAAGATCTGCCTATAGGTGCACCTGATGCTAATTCTTCTTACTACAGGGTTAGCTCTGTTGAGTTAATCGCCAGAACCGCCGAGGGAATTGACGCCATATTTGATTCTATGATTTACGAGTTAAACAAACTCAGTCTTGACTTAGACGCCTTGCAAAATGGGCTCAGGGAGGAAAGACAATATATCATATCTAGTGGGGCAGATACATACAGCACAAACAACATAATGAGCGCCGGTGGAATTGGAGCTATCACAGCTAGCCAGGCGTTACTAATTGTTGAAGGTACTGTTGTTCAAACTATTGATGGTAGGGTCTGGGCGTACACCGGCACAGGCTCAAAGCTGTTGGAGAGTAGCTATATCCTTCTCGAGAATACTTCGGAGGTTACCACGGGTACAAACATTGAAGTAGGTAATCTGTACTTCTGTAATGTTCGATAATATCTTGCTGGTATGTCGGATAACAAAACTTTTCATCTCTGGGCTAAAAAAAAGGAACAGTTTAGAAGAATAAAGATCTTAGTGGATGAGGATGTATTTCTAAGATACCAAAATATCCAACTCAAAGTTGATGTGTATGATATGGTGTACATCACGCAGGATCGCTGTAAAAAATATTTAGCCAGAGCAATTTTTAATTTGACTACATCACGAGATAGAGTATTTTTCAAGTCAGCCAATAAATTTGACATGCGTAGATCAAACCTAGTATTAAAACCCACTCCGGAGGAGAATATAGGGCGATATGCTGTA